TAAATTCGGTCGGTTTCACGACGCTTTTTTCCTTAAGTCCTAAAGATACGTTTTTGCAGTATTAATATCTTAAGTAATAATAGTTGAGCGAAGCGAAATATACGACCTTAAAGAATTTTACATTCTTAAGGTTTCTAAATTTAAACGTAGTTTAAAATTTAAGAAAGTATATTTCGCTTCGCTCAACTATTATTACTTAAGATATTAATACTGCAAAAACGTATCTTTAGGACTTAAGGAAAAAAGCGTCGTGAAACCGACCGAATTTAACAAAATATCTTTGAATAAAAAAATATTTAAATCTAATTATAATTTTAACACATACTCTTCAATCAATAATTTGAAGACTTACTCACCAAACCAATCAACACTCCCCATACTATTAGAAATTTTATCCCACAATTCCATTTCCTTTTTATACATATCACATAACTCAATATATTGCTGCTCATTCAAATGGTTCGTATCATTCATATCACATTCCATTTCTTCTTCTAATGCTTCAATAATATCAGTTGACGCACTACACAATCTTGTATACATTATTTTAGAAAATTCCTTATTTTGAACACCAATCAAATTTTTAATTAACATTAACATAGTTTTACTATATTCAATTCTTGCATTCATTTCATTATCTCTTGCTTTCATATATTTCTCAGTATCTACTAATTGATTTTCTTCAGGGTGTAATTTTTTAGCGAGGATTAAAAATAATTTTCCTTCGTCAAAACCTTCCAACACTTTCTTATTAGAAGCAATATGTCTCGTGTGTTTTTCAATTTCAATCTCCCAATCAGCACGTTGCGGTCTAACCATAGTGTATTTGTAATATGCATATAAAGTTATGAAAGAATTCAATTTTATTTTTTGTGCCAAAATGGAAGACTTACAACCACCCCACTTTACACCTACTGCTGCAGAGGGGTCTGTAGAAAACTTGGTCTAAAAGTAAGGTAGTTTAATGTCTTTCATTTTGGCATAGAATATAAAATTGATTTAAAGAATTATTTTTTATGTAGATTATAAAATGACCAGCACAGCAGAACGAGCGTATATGACTAATAACAATCTTGATATTAGGGTGGGTGAGTTGGCATATGCTAAACCTACATTTATACTTAATTGTAATTATGTGCTGGAAGTTGCACTTGGTCTTACTGAAGAAGAGCGTGAAAAATTTGAAGAAATGTTTGATATGAAAGAATTATTTAGTGATATAAATTACAATCTATTTAGTGGTGGTGGTTGTCAAGAATATGAATGGACTTATAAATCAAATGGTGATTTGATAATTGATAATAGTGTAATTATTGAATGTGTATTGAATACTTTCTATGATAATGATTATGTTGGTGTTGATTGTGAAACTGGTAAAGCAGACGATAAAATGAAATTTGTGTATAGTCTTGTAGATAGTATTGATAAAGTTTGTATGGAAGTGGATTTGCTTAGTGATATATTTGATAATTGGAACGGCATATATGCAGGTGAGGTTTAAGTGTAAATGTTAAATTAGCAGGAATATTAGTTTTATAAATATATTTTTTTTTTGAAAAATAGTTTGGAAAAAGCGGTCGGTTTCACGACGCTTTTTTATTTGTATAATTATATGAATTATAAAGAGTTATATTTTCAACAAAAAAAACTTAATAAATTTGCTTGGGGTCAATATTATCAAATTAGAAATCAGTTATATTCTATTCAATTGGAAATTTACAACAAAGTAAAAAACATAGTAATGTGTCCTGTGTGTTTGTGCATTATTAAAAAAGAAAATTTAGATACAACACCTTGTGGTTGTAATTATTGTAAATTATGTTTGAAAGAGTTAAAAGAAAACTCAACTGATAAATATGTTGAATGTCTTAAGTGTGATAAAACAATATATTGTAAAAATGATTTAAAATTATTTTAGGCACTTTATTTATAAAATGAATAATCTTGGATTTGGTAGTATATTTAATTATAATAAAACTGATAAACCAGCATTATGGAAAGATACATATTGGGGTGGTGGTGGTGGTTGCACGTCTTCACATAGAGCAGCAACTGATATAATTAGAAATAGAAATGAATTTGCTAATGAATTTAATGAAGGTAATGCATTCAAATATTATTACACTCATACAAGACTTGAAAAATTACATAATAAGGTTGAATTAAGACCTGATTATATGAATGGGGAACGAAAACCAAGTTATGGTCAATTAACTGACCACAGCGAATATTATATCAATAGAAAAATGAGGATTAAAATAATAGTATTTAGTCCATATCATATTGACGACGAACATAGGAAACTTGCTGAAAATAATGGATTTGTTGAATATAAAAAATTATATATGCCTTGTGCTTTAACATTTATTAAAGTTATTCCTTTTTAGTGCAAGACCGAGTTTTTGGTTTTTTTTCATAAGTATCGTCTTCTGTTAATTTCATTTTATGATTTTCAATTTCTTTTTTTATCTCTTGTTTTATTTTATTGTTTTGTTTAAACTCTTCCCTACTCAAAACACTATCTAATACTTCAAACACTCTATCACCATACAAATTCAAGTAGTGTTTAATACGTTGGCATTTAGAGCAATACCGACTGGTATAACAATACTCATTTGAAAAATTGCATAACTGGCAGGAAAACATTTTCTATAATATTAACAAATAAAAAAAATATATTTTTTAATCTAAATAACTTTTTCTAAATACTTTTACAACTCAGGATATTCCTCCATTCCTTTTTCACCACATTCACCACAATATGATATATTACCTAACATAATATTTTCGTCGTCTTCCCTAATCTTTTTACCACAACCTTCAACTGGATTTTCTTTATCAAATTCACGACCTGTTTCACCACAAGTATCCAAGTCTTCCAAGTCTTCGTCGTCTTCGTCCTCGTCCGTGCTGCAATCACTACAATTTCTATTACCCTGTCCAAATGGATTATTCAAATAGAAGTTTTTAACGATTTTATTACAATCCTCACACTTCTTATCAAAATCATTAAGAACTTCGTATTCGTCTCGGCAATCACAATCTATTCCGTCACCATTATTACTAACGATAACACCACAACTTGAGCAATTGTCTCCTTCCTCAGTATCTTCAGTATCTTCGTCTGTATCACAATTTGGGCATAATTCAATACTCTCGTCTTTTGACCAATATGTTTCCTCACCACATTCACACTCCCTACACCCATCGGCATTTAGGTCAGGTTTATAAGCAGGTCGTTTTTCTGCCATTTCCTCATAGCGTTTTGAATGGTCAAAAATAACATATTTTTCAACGTGTGCTTGTGCGATAGTAGCAGAACTCATAGTGTATATGTAATAAGCATATAAAGTTTTGAGCGAATTCAATTTTATATTTTGTGCCAAAATGGCAGACTTTATTGTGCCTCACTTTCCCCTTGTATTTTTCTTGCAGAGGTGTCTGTAGGTATGGTCTAAAGTGGGGTGGTTGTAAGTCTGGCATTTTGGCAAGAAACCTAAAATTGACTTTGAAAACTACCTCATATTGATTAGTATATTGAGTATGACCAACTCCCAATCTAAGAATTTGACTAATAACTTGACTGCCAATCGGTGCAGTATTTGCTTGGATAACACCAAGACCATACGAGATTGTCATTTATCAGCAATAGGAAAAACTGGTATAGTTAAAGCGTGTTCGCCGTGTAGAAGAGAAATGACTAAACGTTATACTGAAATAAAATTAGGATACACAGAACCACACGCTGGTCAAACATATCAGGATACATATGTAGTAGATATTCGTTGTGAAGCATTTGGTATTAAATCACAACAAATTACTAACACTATTGAAAAATCACAGGAATTAGTTGAAGAGTTAAAAAAGGTCTGGGCAACAAACCAATATTACAGCGGTCAAGGTAAATTTTCAAATGAACTTTTTAGTATCAAAATCCTCTGTATAAGTGGTAGTGATAAATCGGTTAATGTTGTATCAACGTGGGAAAAATATATTAAGGTGCAGAACAAGGAGTAAATAAATTGTATATGAAAGTGGGGATATATTATGTTTTTTATTTTGGCAACAAATATAAAATTGAATTTAAAAAATATAAGTTTAAAAAAGAATATAAAAAGAAGAACATTATATACATAAAATGAATATTATAGATTTTTGCGAAAAAAACAAAATTATGTGGCGACCTTTGAAATTAGAAATTACTATGAAAAATGGTAAGAAAAAAAAAGATATAAAAACTATGGGGGGTGTAATGCCTGACGTAAATGATTTTAAAAATGCAGAGTGGGTTGCTAATACACTACCAAAATTGCAGAAATTTATTAAAGGATTATCAGTTGCTGAAAAAACACAATATCATATTGCTATTGATACAAGTAAGATTTATCATTTGGACGTTGATTGGTTAGAAACTAAAAAGTATTCAAAAGAAGCAACTGAACTAATTGACGATTTGATTGAAAAATGCCCATATTATAAATCAACAACTAAAAAACTTGGAAAACATATTCTATTTAAATTAGACGAAAAAATGACGCTAAACAGAAAGGAATTTCCAAAAGACGAATATGCTGATTTAGAATTATTATGTGGTAATTGGGGTTGGTCGCCAGTTAGTAATGTAGTTATTAATAGTGAGTTGGATATTCCAACTATTTCACTAACTAATTTACCAATAAATAATAATAAGAAAACTTTTAAAGTCAAAAGTCAATCTAAATCTAAAAAAGTGAATATTGGTGCTTCACCAGAAGTTGATAAAAACAGCAAATTATTTAAATATGCAGATATGATAGATATTAAGTATTTAGACGATTATAATGATTGGTGGAAAATCATTATGGCGTTGAAAACAGAAAATGAAAAAAATCTTGCTGAATATATATCACGAAAATCAAGGAAATTTGAAAGAAATGTATTTCTTCATAAATGGGATAGTTATACTTGTGATTATATAACTATTCGCTCAATTAACTATTATGCTAAAATATCAAATCCTGTTAAATACAGAGAATTACAATTAAGTCTAATTCAAGAGTTTGAATATGAATTTATGGATAGTGACGATACACTTGCTAAAATTTTTTTAGATAATAAGGAGCAAGATATTATATATAAAAATGGTGAAATTTATTTATATATAGGTAATCCTGAAGGAACTAAAGGTTCTTGGTTTCACGACGAAAAACTTGAAAGAACTAAAAAAATTATGAGCGACGAATTATCTGCATTTTGGAATTGTTATCATAAATTACTTATTCAAAAATGCAAAGACGCTAATGAAGAAGATAAAGAGGAGATTACTGCTAATAAAAAATTTATTTATAAATTAATCAAATCGTTGAAAAATTGTGCTAAAATCAATTCAATTACAGAAAAACTAAAACAACTATTATCAGTTAGAGATTTTACTGAAATAGAATTTGATAAAAACGGCAAATTATTTCCATTCAATAATGCTTGTTATGATTTATCAATTCATTCTTGGGTTGGAACACGACGAGATAATTATATATTAAATACTTGTGGATATAATTGGGAAAATCCAACTGACGAACAACTAAAAACAATTGATAATCTATTTATTGAAATATTTCCAAATCCTCATATTAGGAAAGAATACTTACATTATTTAGCAACTGGTTTATTTGGTGAAGCAGTTGAAAAATTCATTATTGCTAATGGTGGTGGTGGTAATGGTAAAGGCGTTATAAATGATTTAATGATTGCAACTGGTGGTAATTTTGCTTATATTGCTAATAATGCTGTGCTTTTATCACCTGTTGCTGCTGGTGGAAATCCTGCTATTGCAAATATGAGTGGTAAAAGATTTATCAATTATAGAGAACCAGACGAAACTAAACATTTAATCATTTCAACTATAAAAGAATTGACTGGCGGTGGTGCTATTGCTGCAAGAAAATTATATAGTAATGAAGATAGTGTTGAATTAGTTGGAACTCATATTCTTGAAACAAATAAAAAACCACCTATGAAAGGTGATTTGGGTGATAGTGTATTACGGCGATTAAAGGATATTCCTTTTGAAGCAACTTATACAACAAACAAAGACTTACTCAAAAATAAAACTCATTTAAAAAATATTTTCAAAGCAAATCCTTATTATAAAACCAAAGAATTTCAATTTACTCATAAATATGCATTATTTCAATATCTAATTGATTATATTAAAACTTGGGAAGATAATAGTGAATTATCAGTTGTTGAAAAATTATATGAATGCGACGAAGTTGTTCAAAGAACTAAAAACTATATTGAAGATAATGACCCAATATACACAATATTAAAAGAACATTTCGTTCTTGATAATAATGATAAAAATGCATTTATTAGACTTGCTAATCAATTTATGCCTTTGTTTAAGGATAGTGAATTCTATAAAACATTATCTAAATATGAACAAAATAAACAATATAGTGAAAAGAATGTATTAGAACATATTGCAGCAAGTTCTACTACTAAAATATATTTTCATAGTAGATATTCACCAACTATTAATAATGTAAAAAAGAATTATCATAAAGTATTAAGATTTTGGAGATTTAAAACAGACGCTGAAAGAGAAGCAGATTTAGAGAGTGAGGACGAATTAGAATTTATTTGAAAAATAGTTTCAAAAAACAGGGCGGTTTCACGACGCTTTTTATACATATCTTTTTTTTTAAACTATTTAAGTATATAATGACTTAAATAATTAATGAATAGAGACCACGCTTCTTTTCCCAAAGGACGACGAACTGGTATTGCTAATAAAAACACATATCATTTTTTTGTTTATTTTATAAATAATGGTGTTGCAAGTCAAGGTAAATATTTTAGAACTTCTAAAGAAATTAGAGAAATATATGGTATACCAAAAGCGTCAGTATATCATATCATAAATAAAACACAATCACCAAATTCTAAATGGAATTCGTGGAATATTACACGTGGTAAATGGAATGTATATGAAACGAGGTTAATTAATTATCAAAATAATGTTTGCTAATATATATGAGAGATTATACACCAGTTGAATTACCTGAGCAACCATTTCAAGAAATTGAAGAGGAACAAAACTTTAGTCCAGTTGAAGAAGAAGAGATTGTTGAACCTAAAAAAAAAAGAAAACTATCACAAAAACAATTAGACGCTCTTGCAAAGGGTAGAGCAAGAGTTGCTGAAAATAGAGCGAAAAAACGAGAACAACTCCAATCAAAGAAAAAAGTGCAACCAGTAAAACAAAAGGAGGCGGAGAAGGTAGTAGAGAAGAAGGTTAAATTTGTTGAAGAAAAATATACTAAACGAACTATTAAAGGAAAAAAAGAAAAGGAAATATATGAGAAATTAAAAGCACAGGAAGCACAACAAATTAGAGATTATAAAAAGATAGAAAAATTTATTGAGTTAAGAGAAAAGTTTTTAGGTGATTGTGATACGATTGAAGACTTTGAAGAACTATCAGCACATTTAGATACTATAACTGAAGACGATATTTTAAATGACGAGTTGTTGATAAAAAAGTTAAATAAAATGTTAGTTAATTATAAATGAATACAATAACTAAATACAATCCTAAAAATTTCAAGATATTACCATTAAAGTCATTAGATAAAAATGAAGTGGGTGAAGTGGATTTTGATATATTACCAAATGTTCCATTTTTAGCATATGTAATAGGTGCTGTTAAATCAGGTAAAAGTTTATTTATGGCAAATCTTTTTTTTAATCCTAATTTTCCATATAAAGAAATATTTGACGTGAAAATACTTATATCAAATACTGCATATAATGATAAAATTATGAAACCAATATTAGAACAATTTGATTTCGTATTTACAGATTATACTGACGCATTATTAGAAGAAATAATTCAAATGGTTGAAGACGACGATAGTAATTCAAAATATTTATTAGTATTAGAAGATATTATAGGTAATGTTAATGTTAAAAGGGCAGGGGGTGCTGTTGACGCATTAACTGGATTAACTACTAAATATCGTCATATTGGTAATGAAGACCAAGAGGGAAAAATTAGTATATGTATTATTTCACAATATTTTAAATATTTAAATGCAATCCAAAGAATTAACGCCTCTGCTTATTTTCTAATGGGTAATTCGCCAGAAATAGAATTAAAAAAAATGTCGCAAGAATTATCAGTATTTGGTGGAAGTGAAAAAGAATTTATTAATATTTATAAACAGAGTAAACAAGAACCATTTGATTTTTGTTTTTTAAATATACAGGATTTAACAGCAAGGCGTAATTTTGAAGAAAAAGCACTTTGGGATACTTCTAAAAAATCTAATGAAAGTGAAAAAAGCGACGCTGAACTAAGCGAAGACGAACCTATAGAAAATAATGATAGTGAAAAATAAAATAATATACTATAATATAAATGTCTTATTTTAGCGAATTACAAGGTTATATGAATAATTTACAAGAAGGTCAAAATCACGAACAACAAATAAATGCTGAAGCAGTTGACGAAAAAACTAAAACGATTGAAGATAAATTTAACGCTATTACCCAACAGGCAGAAGGGTGGGGTGGTGCTATTGCTCAAGGTGGAATTATTTGGAAACACGGACGAAAGGTAATGCAAAAAATTGCTGACCGAAAAAGTGGTGCAGGTGATAGTGCTGGTGCTAATGAAGGAAGTGCAGCAGCAAGTGAAAATCCAGCAACCCCTGCAGCAGCGGCAACAGAACACGTTGCTAATCAATCTGTAAATGCTGCACCAGCAGAAGATTTTACTCAAGCAGAACAAGCAGCACGAGCAGCAGTATCAGCAGGTAAAGCACCAGTAGCAAGTGGAGCAGGTGATAGTGCTGGTGCTGGTGGAGCAGCAGAAGAAGCAACTGCTACTCTGCAACAAACTGGTGGAGGAATAAGAATTGCTGGTCAAGCAGCATTAGACCCTTCAGCACGAACTCAATTTGAACCAAGTGCAAGAACTTTTGGAACAACAGAACAAAGCACCGCTGGGGAATTTGGTCAAGCAACAGAAACTAATATAGCACAGAATTTAAGGTCAGTTCAAACTTTTGGTGGAAGATTAGTAGGTAATGGTGGTAATACAAGTGGTAGTGCAGCAAGTGGGGAACAAGCGAGTTCTTCATTAGCAGAAAATGCTGCTGGTGGCGGAAGTGAAGCAGCAAATAGTGGTGGTTCTTCAATAGGTGATTTTTTGAGTGGTGTTAATAAATTAGTTCAAGGAACTAAAACAGCAGCAAGTCAATTAAGCGGTGCTGGTGGTGACGCAGTTGGTGATATAACTACAACTTTAACAGGTGCTGGTGGTGGTGGTGCAGGTGCAAGTGAGGCAATTGCTGGAGGATTGGCAGCAATAGGAGGTGCTGACGCTATTCCAATTGTTGGTGGTATAATTGGTATTGGAACTATGATTGGTGGTTTAATACACGAATTACATAAATCACACGAAGAAGCACAAGAACAAAGAGCAACTGACGACGGCGGAACTACAGCACGAACTGGTATTGATACTTCTTCAGCAGTTGCTGGTGGTAGTGGTAGTGCTGTTGGTAGTTATATTGCTTAAATGAGTGCAAGTCTTCAAATGGGCAGATTTACTATACCACGCCATAGATTTATTACAATCAGCACAAAACCATAATTCGCCTTTTCTACTATGATAATATTTTTTTAATCGTTCTTTCTCTTTTTCGTGATTTTTATAATAATAAACCTTTTGTTTTAATTTTAGTTCTTTACCCTTTAATTTATATTTCTTTGTTTGATATTCTTTATCAGTTTGAAGAGGTGTTGTTTTATTAATAATAAAATATTCAGGGTCGCTATGATTATCTAAAAAAAATCTTTCCCTTTTTTTCAAATCCCCTCTACTGATATTTCGGTGGAGTTCTATAGTTTCAAATATTTTTTCACCAACTATATAAGCACTCATACACCTATTACTATTTTTATTATGTGCAGATTTCCTTTTATCTAAATTTTTACAACTTCCATAATAAACTTTATCGTCAGTTTTGGAATAACATTTATATATATATCCTGTAGGCAAAATTTCTTCTAAATATTTATTCATTTAGAATTATACAATAAAAAAAAATTAGATTTTAAACCTATACTTATCGTTAAGAGTGAAAATCCATATAAAAGGGTTCTTTCTTTTTTTTCTTAATTTCTTGCTCTTCATTAAATTTCTTAAGGTTTTTAATATGTATTTTAGATTTAATATGGTTATGAATATGACCTCTACTAATTTCACGCTTACATATATCACACATTACTTTTTCTTTTAACCATTCAGTATATCTACTCATATTATTTATTAAGAATATTATTCTTTAAATCAATTTGGTGATTATCCTGAATAAAGTAATACACTTTCTAAAGACGCAGAAATTAAATTAGTTCCAACAACACCTTCCATATTAGTTACATTACCAAAAATAACGTGGTTTGCTGGAACAGATAAATTTAATGGAACAATCAAATGACTACTATCGTCAGTCAAAGGTATTTTAGTTACTAATAGTTTTTTACCAGTATTAAGATTTTGTGTAAAGAGTTCTAATAAAAAGGCACTATGCATAGTAGTAGTCAAATGAATACTTGAAACTAATAATTTATTTCTATCACTTACACCAAAACTTAAACTATGACTTTGACCAAATGTTGGAGGAAGTATAGCATATATATTTGATAATGCTCCAGTTTCCATAACTTTAATTTGACCAGCATTACAATTACCACTTCCAAAGGTAGTTATTTCAACACTATTAACTACAGCAAATAAATTAGTTCCTGTTGAAGCAGTAGTTACATTTGTTGTTCCATTTAAGGTATATACTGATTTACGTGGTTTATATTTATTACTATCACTTGTATCACAAAATAATCCGTCAATTGTTATAGTTCTTGCTCCAGTTCCACTTGAATTTGTATCGGCAGTTGAAGAAGATACAATTGTTAAGGCAGTATTAGTATTGAATTTATAGTTAATATCATTTTGAGTTGCTCCTAATGTATTTGTTCCAGCAGCAGACGTATCGTCAATTCCTTTAATATTTAAATTACTTAAGTTAGAACTTCTACTATCAATTTGTGCATATATAGGTTGAGTTTGTGAAAATATAGTCATTTATATTAATATAAGATATTTTAATTATTAAAAATAAAATATATTAATAATATATAAAATGTCTGTTGCTGAAAATTCTAAATTTATATCTCTCGTTGCCGATAATGGAACTGAATTCGTTGCTGAACAAAAAGCAATTTTTACTATACACCCTGATATTGGTTTTGTAAAAGGAAAGGATAGTTATATTTCTTTTGATTTACTCAATAATGATAGTAATGGTCGTGTTAATATTTTACCAGCAACCGCTGGTGCTGGTGCTGTTATAGACCGATTAGACGTTTTTAGTTTAGCAAATGGTCAATTACTTGAAAGTCTTACTAACTATAATTTATGGTGTAGTCTTGAAAATCAGTATTTAGAGGAAGACGACCAACATAGTGAAATTAAATATGGAACTGCTCCTAAATGTCGTGCTTATGATATTTCTCAAAATAAATCAACGAAGGTAAATACACTTGACGCTGTTGGTCACCACACTAATCCACGCTCTACATTTGACGAAAATTCTATGAATTTATCAACTATTTCAAGTGGTGCTGGAACTGGCGGTGCTAATACTGAAACAAATGTAGATACTGAAATGTGTGCTAAAAAATTCACTTCAAGGAAATATTGCATTCCAATTAAAAGTGGTATTTTTTCCCATTTTGGAGTAAGTGAAAAATTAACACCTATATTACTATTTGGTGGATTAAGACTTGAAATTACATTTGCTGCAAATGAAAGAGTTATGACGAGGGCAAGTGTTGGAACTTCTTCTGCTGCTATAGTAAAAGCAACTGAATTTGGTAATGGTATTCCAGTTAATCGTGTTCAGGCAATTGGTGCTAATACAGGTGTAAATAATGGATTACAAGATAGCACATTAAAATCTATTACAATAACTGCTGATTGTGCTGACCCAGCAACTCTTGGTATTGTTAAAGGTGCTAATATGACGATACGGCGTGAAGCAGCAGGTGCTGAACAAAATTTTGTTGTTTCTCACGTGCATAGGCAATCTACTAATGCTGGTGTAGCAACTAATAAAGTTACTTTAATTACTACAGCAAATTTAACTGATACTGGTGCTGGTGGTGGCGAAGTGATATATTTCCAATCTTCTACTCGTGCATACAAATTAAAGAATGTTGAATTAAAAGTTCTTCAGGTAATTCCACCTCAAAAAATGTTAAAAGGTATTATTAAAGAAAGTCAATATGATTTTATTTCTTGGGATTGCTTTTTAGATAATTTACCAAAAGAAAGCACTACTCACCAAAGTGATATTAATAGTGTTGCTTCTGCTGCTAAATGTATTTTCACCCATTACATTAACGTAAGTCGTGAAAATGTAGGTCACGACCCTAATTATTATGCAGGAAACCCACCACATAATACATTCTTAAATTCTATCCAGTATTTTATCAATAATAAATTATATCCATTAAAACCATATAATCCTGACGCTAAACAGGATAAAGTCGTTAATATGAATGAAGTGGTTAAAAGTTTCCAAACTATTGGTAAACAAGTTAAGAGATTAGGTGATTGCAGAGGTGGTAATATTAGTGATTACACAAACACTTACTTACACGCAAGAGAATTAGCACGAGGTGAGCAATTCGTGTTTAATTTGAAAGACGCTGAACCACAAATTCGTCTTGAATTTGCTAAAGGTAGAGATAGTGTTCCAGAAGGAACTGGTGGTGTTGCTATGGGTAATGGGCGAATTATTCATTTTGTTTTTTCAGTAAAAACAATAATGATAAATAAAGATAATCTTCAATTACTTTTGTAAAATAAAAAAGTTTTTTTGAAATAAAAATATATTAATAATATATAAAATGCCAGTTGAGAAAAATTATTTCAGTATATCCCCATTAAATGATAATCCACTTCAAAGTAGTGGTTCAAATGGAGTTTCAGGAGGTTTTAGTTTCAAAGAAAGTAATCCTATAGTAAAATTTTCATTACCAGCAATTGAAAAATTACTTGAAACAGGGTCTTTAGTTCTTTCAGGTCAATTTTTTATTAAACAAAGTGATACTAATGAAGGTTTTGCACGTGAAAGTGTTTTTGCTAATTTAAATAATAGTAATGGAACTTCTGTTGTAAAAGAAACAATTACTAATATTCCTAATCACGGCGGTGTTCATAATGTTATTGATAAAGTAGTTGTTCAAACAAAAAAAACAAATACCGAACTAATTAACGTTCATAATTATCCTGCATATTCCTCACTTCGTGAAGCATATACCAATTGTGACGAAGATTATCTTTGGGGTGTAGCACCAAATCGGTCTTTAGGTATGGGAATTCACGCTGATAAAATGAACCGACGAATGAATATAATTGCTGATAGAACTGAACAGCAATTAGTTACTAATAATAACAGAGAGGTAGGTGTTCCATTTAGTATTAAATTGGACGTTGATTTATTTCAGTCTAATAACATTCATTTAGGTCAAGCATATACTAATGGTCTTATGATTACATTACACCTTGCTCCTGATAGTTCAGTTATATTCCAGCGTTTTAGAGATAAAGCAACAAGTGGTGGAGGTGTTGCAGCAAGTGATTTAACTAATAGTATGTATGTATTAAGAAATCTTAAACTTGAGGGACGATATTTAGTTCCAACACCTCAAGAATTAAAAGCATACCCACCAGTTCTTGCTTTAAATTCACAACTCAACTTACTAAATGATATTCACGCTGACGAAGATAATATTTCTTACACACCGCAACTTAATTCAGTTAAGGCAATTTGCAATTTATATTTAGATAAAGACCAAACTAATAATTTATCATACCAGCAAACTAATTTTAGATTACCTGTTGGAATGGAGCGAATTGAACACAAAAAGGATAATTTGAGATTTCCTTTTACCTACCCACTCAAAGCACAACCTAACTTTGAGAGTAATGTAGAATTAGGTGAAGGTTCTATCAATCCACAGCAAATTGTTAAAAAAGAATGTATTATGGGTGACGTTGAATTAAGAAAACATTTTGAACGTGCATTACTTGGTGGTATGGAAAGCAAACGTTCTTCGGCAACAATTAACCGAACTAAACAAAATCTTGCTGAAGACTATAATGATAGAGCAACTGGATTATATTCAGGTGGTAAAACTACAGCATTTCCTACTACCGACGGAGTTGGAAGTCAAATGTTTCCAGAATTACTTGGTCTTGGAGTAGATTATACATATGGTGTTGGTAATTCTATAGGATATGTTAATCGTGATTATTCACAAAGTCTTAAATCAGGTGTTAATGAAGGGTCAAGTCTTCTACCTAATGATAGACGAAACAAGAGTGAATTGGTGCAAACCTTTGTTAAATATAATGCTCAACTCAATCTTCAAAATCTTGTTAAGACTATGTAAAAAGCGTCGTGAAACTGACCGCTTTTTTGAAACTATATTTGAAAAAAAAAAAAATACTATATTTATGTGGGAATTTTTTGATAAAATAAAATGCAAAATGAATATATGCTGTCGTTCCAAGTGTTCTTATCAAGAACCTGACGAAAAAACTGAAGAAAAAATTCATTATGATTATTATTCACAAAAACCCAAACGATTTCTTAAAACAACTCGGTCTTTATAGGTTTTTTTGATATAACTTTTTTTAAAAGTTAATATTATGGACTTAAAGATTTATAAAATCAATAACGGATATAAAATTGGTAAAAAAGACGGAACACGATTAGGTGAGGAATATGAGAGGCGGTATTATATTACCAAAAGACCTATGAGGCGTGACCCTGCAAAAAAACTATTAATGAAACTTCAACTTGAAACTCGTGGCATTAGAATGAATGTTAAGAGTAAAAAAAAAAAGTTAGTGGACGGATATATGAGGGTAATAGAAAACCCTTCTAAAAAAAAAAAAATATTTATTGATATTGTTCCAAATGAATTCAAAGAGTTTCTAATTTATTTATAATTTTCTTTTCATATATTATATGACGAGTATTAATTTAGTATCACCAGTTGGAAATGGGCATACATATTCAGTTAGATTTAAAGAACCTATAGAAATAGAACCTAATTCAAGTGTATATTTGAATTTTGCTAAATTTAAGCGAGACGCAAATATATTTTTTCAAAAAGACCAATCAATCACATTTACATTAAATAGTGTATTACCTACATTTGACCCAGATATTACTACTGCAGATAATAGAACATTAGAAAGTTCAGTTATAGATATACCAGCAGTAAATCCAGCAACAGGTAAAACTGGTTATACACCAAAAGAATTAGAAAATCTAATTGTTAGTAAATTTGCAGCATTAAAAACAAAAGCAAATGGAGAAATATCACAATTTTCAGCATATGATTTTGTTTATAATTCAATTAAAACAAATGAAATATCTTTAGGATTATACAAAGAATTACAAGCAATTCAAACACCAACACGTGCTACTGGTAATGTGAGGGACGCTGGTGCTGGTGGTGCTGGTGAATATTATGTTAAGAGTTCAGCAACTGCTCAAGACCCTATGTATGATAGTTATTGTATTACAGACGAATTTCTTGATTTTGCATATGAGAGTGATATTTATGGTAGTGATAATTTAAGTTCACCTGTAAAAAATGTGTATAGGTTTAGAATGAATAAGAGTATTACAGAGCAACAAGGTAATGTATCAGTTGGTCTTCATTCAAGCACTTTAATGGGTAAAGAATGGGGATATTCTAATATAGACGCAAATCAAATTTGGACGAGTGGTTCTACTGCTACAAAAACAAATCCAAGTGGAGTTGAAAAATTCAATCCAGCAATTTATACAGAACGTGCTAATAATGCTATATCAGCAGACGAAGCAGACGGAAGTGTTCTTGGAAAGGGTATTTTAGGTTCTTATTTAACGTGTGAACTAACTGGAGCATTAGCAGGAAAGCGAAAATTAAGGATATATGTGTTGAAATCACATAGCGGTTCTTCAAGGTTTATAAGTTCACTAACAAGTTTAGGTGCTGACGACGCACAAGCGAATTATATGCATAAAACTTTTGAAGTTGATATGAGAGTATTAGCAGGAAATGCTGACTATGATACTACGAATATAGAGATTGCTGTTCAAATATATGTAGATAATAACCCACATATTAAACCTGAAAATCAAGACGTAGGGGTAAGAGTATATAATTTAACACAAAGTGGTCTAATGAATGAAGATACTTTGCTATTTACAAAGAGTATTTTTACACTTGGTGCATTATCTAATACAACTATTTCAGGAAGTGCTGCTGTTCAAAAACAAAAATTATTACACCAAATACCTTTCAATATTATATGTGCAGCAACTCACCAAAATGAAGGTGTTATGGATTTAAAAATGAATTCATTACCAAATCTTCCAAGAGTAGTAGGTAATCCATATACAATTATTAAAAAATATCAAATGACTATGAGTAATGAATTATCAAATTATGTAGGTGAAACCACAACAGAACAATTAAATCCTAATCAAAGTGAAGAGATTGTAGATAAAATAACAAATACTCAAGCAGAAGATTATAGTAATGATAGTTATTCTATATTTTTAAAGAACTTACCAATTAGAGCATTTAAGAATATACAGAGTAATCCACTAACTGATAGTGGTAATGTTCAATCGGCAGGATATACACAACCTATTATATATGACGTTCCAACACCTTATGAAAATAGTAGAGTGCATAATGCTGGTAATGGAGTTGCTACTATTGTTGGAACTTTCCAACCAAGTATAGTTAAGACCCTAAAATTAGATAATAATAAAATGGTATTAAATAATTTAGACGTAGAAATTAGAGATATTGAAACAAATGAAATAGTAGACGGATTAACTGGGTCAGTAATTAATTTTACGATTGAGAAATAGTTTGGAAAAAGCGGTCGGTTTCACGACGCTTTTTATTTTTATTTATATATTTTGCCATACTTTTTTTAAAAGTATATTATATGTTAAGAAAAACTAATCCAAAAAAAAAGAGAGTGAATACACTTCAAGAACAAATGAAAATTAAAAAATTTAATCCTATAGAATTAAAGGCGTGGAATTCTATATATCCAGATATAAATTACCACGTGAAAAAAGTTAATTCAAATAAAATATTTGACGGAAAAGTGCAAGAAGACCCTAAACCAAAAGCACCACCAAAAAAAGAGTTTGATATAGTTAAAGAACAAAAATATAAACCGCATAAAAAACCGAAACCGAAAAATCCAAAAGTATTCAAAGAAAAAAATAAAATGAAAAAATAAAATATATTATTAATATATAAAATGTCTATTGCTGAATTACTTGATTACGGATTGAAAGAAGTGCCACAACAAGCAGAAATACGAACTGAAACTATTGAAACTAATAATGCTACTACTGATAGTTCAAGAGTATTTAAATATACTATAAGAAATGTTGGTTTTCTTGAAGGAACGTCTATGCTTACATTTAAGTTAAAAAAACTTACTGGAACGGACGGAAACTTTAGGTTAAATCTTTGGAATGGTGCATTATCTTGTATTAAAAATGCTGTTTTACGAATTGGTGATTATGAAGTTCAAAATGTTCAAGACGTTGATAAAATTTCAACTCTTTTCAATATGAACCAATCAGTCCTTCAACGAAGAAATGTTTTAGGTCATTATTTAGGTAATTCATTAGAATTATTAGTTGCTGACCAAGCAGACCCTGAACGAGACGCTTCCACCGACGCTACTGGTTTAGGTCAAATTCAATACGACGCTGTTAATTCAGGTGTTTCATTTGGTAAAGTTGCCGACGGCGGAGCAGGAACTACTATTGCTGCAGGTGTTTCAGGTAATATTCCAGTAGCAGCACCAAATTCACTTTCTATTGTAGCAGCAGACGCAAAGAATGAAAAATATGGAATTCCCCTTTCTATGATATTCCCTTGCCTTAAAGGTCGTAGTTTACCACTATTCTTATTTACTGACTACAATATTCAGTTAGAATTTGAAATGAATTTCCCTGATAAATATGCATATGATTTAAGTCAAGACGCTGCTGAAACACAAGCAGGTGCTGATTATATGGCGGAAATTGGTTCAGTTGGATTTAGTAATGTTCAATTAGTTATTGATTATATGCTTCCACCGAGTAGTGTTATTAACAACTATATGGCACAAACTGAAAAACAAGGTGGTTATAGATTTGAATTTCCTGAAGTAGCAGTTGTTAAAAAGAAATTAAATTCAGTTCCACGCTCTAAAGAATTGCAGGAGGTTGAACATAGATTAGGTCAAACTGGTAAAGAAATACACCATATTGTTATGACTAAACAATTCGTAGACGCTAAAAATAAGAGTGGTAGTGTAATTACAGCAAATGGAGTTACTACTGCAGGTGGTGCTTCCATAACAAGTATCAATTGTGAAAATATTGCATTTGGTGCAGTTGTTCCAATTCAAGCAGGTGTTTTAACAACTGCAGCATTATCAGTTGTAGCAGTTGACGTTGCTGGTCAAAAAGTAACATTATCAGCAGGAACAAATATGGCAGCAAATGCTGGTGGTGCAGATATTCAATTTATTAATCCACCAGCACAAGGACTTGGTCGTAAAATTCTTCAATCACAGAGTATTGACGGAATTGACGAAGAAGAATATAATTGTGAGGTAAATGGATTAGATATTTTCCCACAATTTGTATATAATAATGCTTCCCAGTATAATCAAATGAGTTTAGTATTAGACGGCGATTTAATTGTGCCGAGAACTATGTATTATACAGACCCAAATGCTCAACACCAAAGACTTGCACCATTAGACGACGGATTAACCAGTAATTATAAACCACTTGGTGTTGATTTACGAAATGGTAATGGTGGTATTGTTGGTGGTGGAACTACTATAATGAGTGGTTCACCACTTATATGGAAATACAAACGAAAACCACGAATGAATGGAAGTGGCGACGGAACTGACGCAACAGCAAATGCTAAAGGTCACGCAATTGATTATAGACGAGAAATGGACGTTAGTTATTACATTACTCATAGTCGTGTTGTTATTGTTAAAAAACTTGCTAAAGGAACTTCGGTAATGGTTTCTTCATAATTTTCTTACCTTATTATATGGTTTATAATTTTATATTTTGTTATACTTTTTTAAAAAGTATATATAAAGCAGTTTTAATTTGGCAAATAATAATGTTTTAATATAGTATAAAATGGAGAGCAAAGCATACTATATTGATATAAATAGATTTTCTGCTCAAGATAGTGAAAGCAGTCAAACTAATATATGGGATTATAAATTAAATGATACTTTAGTTGCACCTGCTGGTTCAGCAATTTCAATACACCAAGCATTTATTAATCAAAAAGGTATTACTGGTCAAAGTATTGAAATAGAAGAAGATATAAATGAAACAATCCAATATTATGTTTATTTAACAGAAGATATACACCCAATTCCTGTTGCTCAAACTCCTCTTCAAACTCACGGATATTCACCATATGGTAGAAATTCACATAAAGTAAATTCAGTTAATTTATTAAATAATACAGATACAGGTAGAGATAGTTTATTTAATGTAGATTTGAATGTTGCATTTAGAGATTTATATCACCCAACATTTGTAGGTGGTTGTGGTTGCCCATTAATTTTATCTACTAAACCAGCATTAGACGGAGATACTCTTCAATCAGTAACATTTTGTGATTATACCGCAACTGAAGCAGATTTTGCTACTAATCAATCAGTTGCCCTAACAAATGGTTCAGCAACTATCACCGCTTCAAATCCTACTGAATTTCCTACCAAATTTAAAATTGGAACTGGAGTTGCAGGAACTGGTATTTCAGGAGGAACTACAATTATAGCAATTGCTGCTAATCGTCAAAGTGCAACATTATCAGCAAATTTTACTGGCACAACTGGCACAATTACCAACATAGCATATTCTAATACTGGAACTAACGTAATTACATTTAAAGGTGATATTCCTACAGGTTTATCAGTTGGTAGTAGAATTGTAGAATTTAGTGGTGATATTCCATTAAATACTGCAATTAAAGCAATAAATGCTGATAGCGTAACTATGAAAAATTTAGCAACTGGTGCTGACGTATTACCAACAGGCACAAGTAGCACCGCAACAATAAGTTTTTACACAGACCCAAGTTATTATGTTCAACCAGTTCCAACACAGGCATTTATTACTATAACTAAAGGTGTATATGGTATTGAACAATTAGTTAATATTATAAATAGGCAATTAACAAATCAATATAAAACAGGAACTGAAATACCTATTTCTAATGTTGAGAGTGCAATCGCAAATAAAGAATATGACGGATTGATTAATACAAACAATTCAGGATTTACTCGTATTGTTACACCTATTCAATATCGTCAATCACCTAACCAAGTTAAAGTTGCTGACGTTGACCCAGCAGTTGCTTCAGCAAATTTACCAACTCATACATTTATTCCAGCATTAGACTATGCTAAAAATTTAGATACTTTTCACTCAATATTTGAACCAACTAAAATTAATTTTACAAATAGAGTTAATCCAACACACGCTGATAAAGGGTATATAGCATATTTACAAGATAATAATACTACGTGTTATAATACAACTAATAATACTATAGAAGACCCAAGTGCTAAAGGATATGATAGTTATACACCTGAAAAATATGCTGCTGATTATCGTATTGGTGCAAGAGGTTTAACTATTGGTAGTCCTGAAATAAATATTCAATATGATACTGACCTATCAGGATTTTCATTAAATAACCTTCACGCTAATTACCGAATACCAACACACGATTTAATGGGTAATGAAAATGAACAAGCAGGGCAAATTGCTGTTGGATTAAAACGAGTTGCTGATATATTAGACGCTGCACCATATACTCAAGCACAAAGTATTTTTGGAGGAGTATCAGGTGCGAAGGAAGTTGATTGTGACGTTATAAGTGGTTCTAATGTTGTTAGTGGGGTGCTAAAACGAGGAACTGCTGATAGTGCTTTAGAATTTTTATCAGTAGGTGCTTCTATAACAGGAACTGGTATTCCTGCTAATACATTTATAACTCAAATAGAAGCAACTAATGAATATAATCAAGAACAAGCATATGATTTTAGAATGAGTAATAATGCAACTGAAACTGGTAAAAAGACTGACGTAACAATTACACCCAATCCAATATCATTTGGTAATCAAACTGCATTTAAAAATAGTTGGGAGCGACCTGTGAGTAGAACTGGAGGGTGTATTATATATAATTTTGCTAAACAAACTGCTATTAAATTTGGTAATAATTCAAGTGTGGTAAATGACGTATCATTTAGGTCACACGCTTCATTTGAAGAATTTTTTACTGATAAAAATTTAGCAAAAAAAATATGGAAAACTAAAACATTATGGGGTAAATTAGGATTTACATATGACCAATTAAATTCAACTGATTATTTTGAAGAGATTGTTCAATACAATCACCCAGTAAATCAAAAATTAAGAGGAATAACAACCGATACTAAATTAGACGTTTCTGTTATACCAACTATTTCTACATTAACAAATCCAAGTGATTTTAAACCTTCCCCAGTAATATCTGCTGCTACAAAGAATATAACAAACCCACAAAATTTTAATAACTTTGATTTTAATACACCAAGAACTCAAAAAACTACTCGTGAATACGCTGACGATAGCAAAGATACTACACCATATTCAGGTGATAATTTTGGTTCGTATGCTGGTAGTAGATATGACCTTGCAACTATGGTAAATGTTGTAGCAAAACCAACACCTATTACTGCTGAACAATTACCAACATTAAGTCAATTTGGTTATTATTTAATAACAAGTGATTTAGTTCCAACCTATAAAGATATTGTATCAAAAGGAGACCCACTTGGATTATTAGGTGTGGTTGCAAAGAGTAATTTATCTAATCAAGATTTTATTCCTAAAACTGAAAGTGATATTATTCAAGTATTAAATCAAGATACACTTATAAATAATATTAGAGTTAAGATATTAAATCCTGATTTAAGTAATCCACTATTAAATGATAATTCTTCAGTTATATTAAAAGTTGCTGTGCCAATTGACCCACCAAATAAATCTACTGAAGGTAAAGCAAAAACTGCTAAAAATAAAAAGAAGGAAAAAAAAATATAATCTATTAGTATAAAATGAGTATAAATGGTCAAATTGTTCTTGCCGAAAATTCTGCTGGTAATGGTCTTCAGCGATTAAAATTAGATAGTAGTGGTAGATTAGAATGTAGTGTTAATGAGATAGAAGTGACTGCTTCTACTATTAGTGTTAAAACTGCTGCATTAGAAACTCTTCAAACAGCAGCAAATTCAAAATTAGATACAATTGACGGAGTATTAGATAATGCTGAAGCACATTTAGGAAATATAGATACTGGTATAGACGTATTAGAAGCGTGTGTTGGTTCTAATAAAGTTAATGTAAATATATCAAGTGGTAATATAACTGGATTTGGAACAGCAGCAAATCAATCAACTATTATAGGTCACGTTGACGGAATTGAAACAAGTCTAACAGCAATTACAGGATATGTTGACGGATTAGAAACACTTCAAACTGCAACAAATTCAGCACTTGGAACAATTGACGGAGTATTAGATAATTCATTAGTTAAACAAACTGCTATGGCAACTGATTTAGCAGCATTAGAAGTATTACAAACTGCTACTAATTCAGCACTTGGAACAATTGACGGAGTATTAGATAATTCATTAGTTAAACAAACTGCTATGGCAACTGATTTAGCAGCATTAGAAGTATTACAAACTTCTACTAATACAGCACTCGCAACAATTGACGGAGTATTAGATAATGCTGAAGCACATTTAGGAAATATAGATACTGGTATAGACGTATTAGAAGCGTGTGTTGGTTCTAATAAAGTTAATGTAAATATATCAAGTGGTAATATATCAGGGTTTTCAACAGCAAGTAATCAATCAACTATTATAGGTCATTTAGACGGAGTTGAAGGAAAATTAGATACTCTTGAAACAACACTTACCGCAATTGAAACAGACCAAGCGGCAATTGAAGTATTACTTACAGCAGCAAATGTAGACCACGCCGCTAATGAAGCATTACTTATAACAATTGACGAAGATACTAATAATATAGCAACAAGCACCGCAGCGTGTGCTACTGATTTAGCAGCATTAGAAGTATTACAAACTGCTACTAATTCAAAATTAGATACTATTGACGCAGTTATAGATAATGCTGAAGCACATTTAGGAAATATTGAAACAAGTGTTCAGGCATTAGACGATATTGCATTAGCAGAAGACGCAGCACATAGTAGTGGGCAAAAAGGTGTTATGTTATTAGGTGTAAGACAAAGTTCACAAGCAGATTTTGCAGCAGACGGAGATTATACACCTTTATCAATTGACGACGACGGAAAATTACGAGTTGCAGCGTCAGCAGCAAGTGGTGGTTCTACTGAAGCAAAACAAGACGACGTAATAGGTCATATAAACGGAGTTGAAGGTAAATTAGACCATTTAAGTGATAATTTAGATACTCTTGAAACAACACTTACTGCAATTGAAACAGACCAAGCAGCAATTGAAGTATTACTTACAGCAGCAAATGTAGACCACGCAGCAAATGAAGCATTACTTATAACTATTGACGAAGATACTAATAATATAGCAACAAGCACCGCTGCTTGTGCTACTGATTTAGCAGCATTAGAAGTATTACAAACTGCTACTAATTCAAAATTAGATACTCTTGAAACAACACTTACTGCAATTGAAACAGATATAGCAGCAAATGAAGTATTACTCACCGCAGCAAATGTAGACCACGCAGCAAATGAAGTTCTTTTAACAGGTATTGACCAAAAATTAGGAGATATTGAAACAGCAGTTCAAGCAGTTCAAGGAACTATGGACGTAACTACAATAATGAATGCTTCAATTAGTAATTCCTCAACTGGGACTTCCAGTCATTTCACGAAACCACGTGAGGTTTCACATTTCGCTTTTGCTGTTGTTGCAAGTGATAATGGTTCTTATAATGCTTTTATTGAAGGGTCAGTAGATAATACCACATTTTTTTCTTTGAATGGAGGACAAAGTTTTAATGCTTCAGGTAATGCTCAAAATTTTCAAGAAGTAGGGGGAAGTCAAGTTTCTTCTTCATTTAAATTTTACCGAATTGTAATTGCTAATACTCATAGTGGAAGTCAAACATTTGTGGTTAAAGTTTGTGCATAAAAAAGCGTCGTGAAACCGCCCTGTTTTTTGAAACTATTTTTGAAATTATTTTTATTTTCTATGTATATATTAAAATGCCGCATATGTATAATCATACTGATAATAATCGTGTATCTATGAAACCAACTAAAAAAGGAATGAAAAAAACAGAAACCCATATAATGCCTAATGGTGATATTCATACAGGAAAAACACACACTAAAAATTCTAAGTTAGTTAAAAAAGGAAAAAAACCAAAACCTAATTATAAAAAAAATACAACTAAAAATGTTGCATACTAATATATGGTTGATAAAAAAGAATATTTACAAAATCTTAAAATGGTTGATTTAAGGCAAATTGCTAAAATTAATAATGTTATAGGTATTAGTCAATATAGAAAAAATCAGTTAGTTGATTTAATGGTTGATTGTGATTTAGGTAAATTAGAAGAACAATTTGACGTTCCAACAAAACCAATTGAGCAAGAAATATTTGAATATTCTATGAAAGCAGCAGCAGCAGAAGTTGCTTGTTGCCACGGAAGCGACGACCCATTATGTAAAGAATGTGAAGAACCTATCATTTTACACCTTCCAATTAAACCTGAGAAATCAGCGAGTTGGGAAAAAGCATACAATAAAGGATTACAGATATTGCAGAAGAAATAATTATATCTTTCATTTTGGCAACAAAAATAAAATTGATTTGAAAAAACAGCAATACCAAAAAAATAATATTATGATATATCATAAAATGCCCAAGTTGAACGTAGTCCCAGCGAAACCCAAAAAAATGCCAGAGAAACCCAAAAAAAAGAAATATAAATTTCGTGTAAAACCAAAAAAAGAATTCAAAGAAAGTAAAAGAAATCCAGCACCACTTCCAGTTACACAAAAGCAAGGAGGAGGTAAAAAAATAATAAAATCAAATGCTACTGGTTTTGTTAAAAGCAGAGGCACAGCAAATTTTGTTATGGGGGGAAGCGATAGACAAACTGGAATGGTTCAAAGAAGAGGTTACAGAGACGCAAGGTCAGGTTATGGAACACCAGCACATTATTACGAATTTTCCAACTCAGGGACTGGTTTCCAAATGGGACGCAACAACGAACGTTCATTAGTTCCAGTATCCAAGCATATTATGGAATTTAAAGATTTCTAATTATTTTATATTTACTATTATTAATGCCAACACCCATTAATAAAGCGTTATATGCTAAAGCAAGAGCAAAATATGCTTCTATGAAACATAGTGCTTATAAAAGTTCGTTAGTCGTAAAAGAGTATAAATCTAAGGGAGGTAAATATTCAGGTGCAAAACCAAAAACTACAGGACTTACACGTTGGCACAAAGAAGATTGGAAAACTCAAGACGGAAAAAAAACATATGAAGGTAAAAAGGGTAAAATATTTAGACCAACCAAAAGAATAACAAAAGATACACCTACAACTATGAGTGAATTATCACCAGCACGTAAAAAGGCAGCAATTGCTAAGAAAAAGAAAAAGGGAAGAGTTACAAAATACTAAAATAAAATATATTATTAATTTATATAATGGTTGAAAAAAAAAAGAAAAAAATTAAATTTAATGTTGTTGATAAATTAAAAAAGAAAGACGAAAAAAAATTACCACTTGCTGCATTAAAACATAATGCTAAACTTAAGAAAGCAAAGAAAGCAAAATTAGTTCCAGTTAGAGAAGCACCAGCAGTTCCAAAGAAACCAAAGAAAGCAAAAGAGGCAAAAGGTGTAATTAAATCAAAAGCAGAGAAAAAGGCAAGAATTATAAAAAAAGTTAGAGAATTAGGTAAGGCACAGATTGCTAAAAAGAAAGAGAAAAAAAAGGATTTCACAGCAAAACCAAAACCAAAAAAAACTGCTGGAGAAAGTCTTACTGGATTGACAGCGGCACAAATGAATGCTATGACCCCATTAGAATTATTTGGAAAATTACCTGTGAGAGTTGCAAGTGGTGTTGTATTAAATCCTAAACGAACTGGAGTTAAAGTAGCACAAGAAAGCGTTGGAAAGCATATATCACAATCTGCTGGTCGGCATTCAAGAGTATATTACAAAGGCACGGATACAGACCCCTCATTACAAGATTTTGAAATTAGAGAGGCATTACATAGTGGAATATTTTATGGAATTGGAGGAACTACTGACCCAAACTTACCAAGCGACAACACACATTACGATAAAAAAAAGGAAGAAATGAGGAAATTTGGTATAATTACGGCAAAAAGAAAAAATTTACGAGACGATTTTTTTAATGATTATTATAGAGAGAATATACAGGGTGTTGGAACAAAAGGAGTTGGGAAAAAAGAAGCAGTAATTAAGTCTGTTGTTGATAATTATTTTAAAACATACAGAGTTAAAAAAGAAGTAGCAGCAACTCGTAGAGCAGAAATGACTAAATTTTTTAGTAATAATTTAAACCAAGCATTAAAGTCTGGAACTATGGGACAGAGTTGGGTTGATATGGAATATAATAAAATACGGAAGAAATATCCAAAAGCAAAAATACAAAGAACTAATCAATTTAATCCTAAAGGAGACTATAAAATGAATTTTGTGGTGAATGGAAGGGTGCTTACTGACGACGAAATGAAAGAATTTGAATAATTCAGTAATATTTTCTTAAAAGATAATATATGAATAAAATTATTAAAATGATAATTAGAGTATTAAAAGCATTATTGCCAAAATCCAAAAATAAAATAAAACATAATACTATAGAATGAGTAGTATTTATAAAGAATATTTAGAGAAAAATCCTGACGCAATTGATACAGATATAGGTAAATTTTTTAAAGCGGAACTTAAAAAAGAACAAGAGGCAGAAACTGCATTAGGTGTTGAAGCAACACTTATTGGACAAGCAATATATTCAGGTGGTGATTTTGAAAAAGCAGTTAAGAGATATAGAAAAAAAACTGATAATGTTGATATTGACCCAATTAACAAGTGGGCAATTGGTAGAATTAGACAAGACGTTAAAAGAGAAGCAGAATTAGCAGAGGAATATGATATAGACCCAACTGACCACGATGCAAGTCAATATGGTAATCAAAAAAGAATATTAGTATGGAAGGTAATGCATTATACTGCTGAAAATAGAAGAGTTGTAAAAAGACCAATATATGTTCAATTGGTTAGACCTGCTGATAAAGACGACGGATATAGATTTGATATTAGAACTAAAGATTTAGAGGGAGTATTTGAAGACGGAGCAACACTTTCATATGGAACACGAGAGCGATTTAGTGATTGGTGGTATGGTGGTGGTGTTAATACAATTATACCTGAAAAAGTGGGTAAATATCTATATGAAAACTTGCAAGGAAAAGGCAAATATTTACCTACTGGTAATCCTATGGGCAGACCTAAAGGTGAAAAAAAACCACGAGCGAGTAGAGCGAAACCAGGTGCTGTAATGGGCAGACCAAAGAAAAAACGAAATCCAGTTGGAAGACCTAAGAAAGCACCACCACCAACAGAGATTGACGGATTAAAAGTATTAACTAAAGAAAACAAAGGAATATCAGTTGGTGTTAAAAAGAAGTTTTATCCAGTTAAAGAAGTTAAGGCAAAAAAACAATTAACTCAAAAACAACTTGACGCATTAGCGAATGCACGTGCTGCTAAAAAGAAAAAAAATACATTTCCAGTATCTACTCCAGCACCAGCAAAACCAGCACCAGCAAAACCAGTAAAAAAGGTTGATATGAAAAAAATAGTTAGATTTACTAAAGGTTATTTAAAAGGTTATCCTTTTAAAGGTATTAAAAATAATAGATTTAATTCTTATAAAGAAGCACTTGCATTTGTTAGAAAATTACCAGCGTCAAGGAAACCAGACGTTGGTGGTGTTACTAAAGTAATTATTAAAGGTAAAACTTTTTATGAATTACGACGAGGTCGTGTTTTAACTAAAACTACAACAGGTGAAACCAGTCATATATTTAAATAATTACCAATTGATTTTTCTACTCCAGTAGTTTGCTGAGTTTTTATCATTAGCAGTTAATTTACCTGCTTTATTTCTAATTCCACCACTACGTGCTAAATAATTTTTACGACGTGCTGGGTCTTTGTGTTGGGTAAAGTCTTTCATATTGCTATCACCAAAATGTATAAGTCTTTTTGCTCCATTTTTCATTACATAGACCATTCCTTTTTTTCCTTGCTTCGTGCTTTTAACTGGTTTATACAAAGGTTTTTTTGTTTTAAAATCACTCATTATATATTATACAAATATTTTAAAATGCAATAAATAATAAAAAAAATATATAAATCAGGGGGATTATAATTCATTATATAATATTGGAATATATTAATGGTTGAACCTTTACCGCCAATTGAAATTCCAGTTAATCCTAATGAAGGAATGTTGTTAGAATTATCTAATCAAATGAAAGATTTAGTTGAAGAGAAAGACGAACAATATAAAAAACTTGCTGAAGAATATATGGATAGTAAAAAACTAATTTGTAAGTGTTATGGTATGATTAGAATTATTCAAGAAGAACTTGATAGAAAAGACGAATTACTTGGAAGCGACGCATATATTATAGATTGGTTAATTGCAGAAATGAGGGGTAATATTAGTGATTATATGTTTATGAAAGAAGAAAAAAGAATGGGTGTATATGGATATTAAAAAGCGTCGTGAAACCGACCGCTTTTTCCAAACTATTTTTGAAATAAAAAAATATACAATCTATCTAATAATTTTTTTTGTTAAATTTTTTAATGTTCGGTTACATATCCTTGTGTTTCAAGAGTTTGCCAGAGATTATCAATAGAGGTTTTCCAGTCATAGTCGTTAATCATTCCACTAACCATTCGTGGAAACATACTCATATCCAATTTGATTTTGCTTTCAATCAGTATTTTGATATCTTCAGGCACAGATTGGAGGAAGTTTTCGCCCACTCCAAAGCAGATTTCGTAAGTCGCAAAATAATCAATATATTGCTGCTCAAGTGCTTCAATCTGTTGCTTTCGCTCACGCAGAACTTGCACACGCTGACGGATAGTAAGTTGACCGAAGTTCTTGTTGCTGTTGGAGGAAACCATTTTGTAAGTTGATAAGTTTGTGTTGAGTGTATGAGTTGGTTTTCAAAATCAATTTTGTTTTTGTTGCCAAAATGGAAGAGTTTTACGCCTTGGTTGTTGTGTGGGTGTGGGGGTGTATGATTATGTTGAGTGATATGAGTTGGTCTTCAAAATCAATTTTGTTTTTGTTGCCAAAATGGAAGACTTACAACCACCCCACTTTTAGACCAAGTTTTCTACAGAGGGTTCTGCAGGAAATCAAGGGAGAAAGTCAGGCACATTAATGTGTTGCATTTTGGCACAAAATATAAAATTGAATTTATCATTCCCTCATATACCTAAATACATACACATACACAACTATGAGTTCATACGCATTCACCAAGCAACATACTCAATTTATTGAGGCGTGGGAGAAGAAGAGATTGGAAGAAGATTACACAAGTGATTTTCTTGAATGCTTTCTTTCAAAGTTTCTACTCACTCAAGGATTTGTTAAAAAGAAATCAACTTACAAAAAAGCAAATCGTGCTAAAGAAACTGGTGCTGAAAAGACAGCAAGACTTGAAGCACAACGAGCATTCGCTCTTAGTATGAATGACGAAAAAGCAGAAGGTTGGGTTAATGTTAATGAAGCAACTGGACAATCTTGCTTTCTTGATTTGAAGTTTATGGAATATGGTGATACACCTTATCCGTATATGTTGAACTGGAATAATGCAATTGAACTCGCAGGTGAGGTTGGTTGTGAAGCAATCTTGAAAACAAAATATGGTTATTCTTTGAGGCAAATTACAATTCCAGTTAATAATCCAGTATCTAAACCTGAAAACTTGTGTGCGTTTGTTGTTAAAGGTGAAGATTATCTTATGCATTCAAGGACTACACTTGCTAAGAATAAACGTGAAGCAAAACAACAGCACGAAATGAATGCTCATATTAAAAAAATGTTTATTACTCAAATTCATAAATCAGTTAAACCTGAACCTGAACCTAAACCTGAACAATCAACACTTGAGGTAGTTGAGGTAGTTGAGGAAGAGAGAAAGGAAGAACCTAAAAAGAAAAAGAGAATGCATATTGTTAAACCAAAAGAAAAATAAGTAAGTCTTCAAATTATTGATTGAAGAGTATGTGTTAAAATTATAATTAGATTTAAATATTTTTTTATTCAAAGATATTTTGTTAAATTCGGTCGGTTTCACGACGCTTTTTTCCTTAAGTCCTAAAGATACGTTTTTGCAGTATTAATATCTTAAGTAATAATAGTTGAGCGAAGCGAAATATACTTTCTTAAATTTTAAACTACGTTTAAATTTAGAAACCTTAAGAATGTAAAATTCTTTAAGGTCGTATATTTCGCTTCGCTCAACTATTATTACTTAAGATATTAATACTGCAAAAACGTATCTTTAGGACTTAAGGAAAAAAGCGTCGTGAAACCGACCGAATTTA